GTGGGTTGCTATCAGTTACTACTACTAATTTATAACACTATTTTATTAAATCAGATAGCAATAAGATCTTTCCATGTTGCCGGTCCGCATACTCCATCTACTTCCAAGGCTCCGTTTCTTGATTTCTGGTATGCTTTAAGAGCATAAATAGTATTGTCCCCAGCTTCTCTGTCAAGGTCAAGAACTTTGCTGTTTCTTCCTTTAAATCCTCTTGCAACAAGAATTTCCTGCAAAAGCAATACGGATGTTCCTGCGCTTCCTAACTGTACTGTTTCCGGTTCAAACATGTATTTACCTCCTGTTACTGTGTTACTATTTTCTTTTGTGTTGCTTGTCTCTCCATTAACAATACTGTAATCTGGTGTACAGAATTTTGTTCCAGGGAGCTTACTGTTCAGGTAGCTTTTCGCGCATACTCCTCCGCCGTTGGCTACGATTTCAGATGCTCCGGACGTATTGCCCTCGATTGTATAGAATCTGTCTCCGATTACTGCTGTAACGATTCCCGTGTGTGTAAAAGTTCCTCCGCGGTAAAAGATCACAATATCTCCTACTTTTGGGTTTGCGTTCCTTGTGAAAAGGTTTCCTAAAGTCGGGCAATATACATATGGCCAATGTTTTAGAAGTTTCTTTGCAGTCTCTAATCCGAACGCTTTCATAAAGCACCAGCTCACAAAGCAGGCGCACCATGCCTGTCCCTGGTATCCTGGGTAAACGTCGCGCCAATATTTTGTGTAATTGGCCGATCCTGCATTTGCGGTTTTGTCGTCCAGTTGATTGTTGCTTTTTTTCTCTAAGTATCCAATCTCATTTTTTGCAATCATTATAACTTTCTCAATTGCTTTATCCATGTTGGTTCCTCCTTCCTGTACAGCATAGTCTTTGTAGAACGCATTTCTGTCTACCGTTCCGGCGATCCCCGGTATCTTTGCTTTACTTGAGTACTGCCATCCTACTCCGAAGTCTGGACGCAGGCGTTCCTGTAATGTTCCGTTATCGTTTTGTGGATAGCTTGCTATCCAAAATTCATACTTTTTCAAATGGCTGCATATTACATTTTCGTACCAGTCTACATTACAATAGATTCCGAACTTATATCCTGCATTAACAATAATCTTTTCAAATGCTTCTGTCATTTTGTGGAGACTTTCAGCTCCAAGTATTCTCTGATTGTTCCACTCAAGATCTAACCAAACTGGAAATTGCAATTTCCGTCCAGCTAACACAGAAATAATTTTCTGCGCTTCTGACTCAATCTCTGTGATTGTCATTGCATAAGAGTATTTATATACTCCTGTTGGAATGTTATATTCCTGGCACGCTGCATAATTTTTTTCAAAATAATTATCTGTAACGTTCCCGGCTTCCGTGATCCGGAGAATAGCGAACCCCATACCGTAATCCGCAACTGTTTTCCAGTCGATATTTTTCTGCCAGGCGGAAACGTCAATTCCTTTGATTTCCATTTTTACCTCCAGAAAAAGCCCGGCATTATACCGGGCTGTGCAAAATTATTTTGTTCCATCAGAAAACAAGTTGTTCAGGTTTTCGTCTGCCTCTACTTCCGGGATTCCTGCGACGCTTGTGAGCAGACTTACAACTCCGGCCACTACTGCAGACGATACAACCATCTTCCAGTCCACTGCAGAGATCACACTTCCGGCTCCGATCACGCCCACTGCAGTCTGTGCCATTGTCTTTACTGCTCTGATTCCTGCTTTCTTCCACCATTTCACTGTGTCTACGCTTGGCTTAAATACGCAATTTTTAAACATTTTGCTCCTCCTTATAATCCAAACTGTTTTGCAATAATTCCAACTGCAATACCTAATATAGCTGTTAATAAGTAACTTGTTACTGTCCGCCACTTTTCCCCGTCTCTTGACTCAAGAGCTTCCAGTCTTGCACTCTGCTGTCCCTGCTCTTTCACCATGTTCTCCATGTTGTTTGCAAGCGTCTGTACAGATGTAACTAATTCCTGGAGCTGTTGAACACTGTTTTCCAGAATTTCAATCCGTCTGTTCTGTCGGTTGTCTTCTGCCTCAATTCTTTTGCGGAACTCCTCATGCTCTGCTCTTGAAATCTGTTCATTTTCCATGCTTATTTCCTCATCATCTACGTCTGCATATTTGCGGCAGGAATACTCAATTATATCTAAATCTTGCTGTATATCCTCCAGAGGCTTTGCTTTCTCTTTGTCTTGAATATACAGCAGTAAATCATAAATAGAGGACCATTGCCTGCTAATAATTTGTAATTTAGTCATGCTTCCCGATTACTCAGTAATTTCCTCCATACCTGCATCAATGAGTAATTTTTTCACCTTTTCTTTTAACAGGCGTGGAACTCTGTTGTATTCCTCTTTTGCTTCCTCAATAGTATCTTTACTTAAAATTTCAGTAACCCATAATTTTGCCATCATTTCTTTATCTCCTTTGCTTAACAATAAAATAATTAAATTTCTACGCATAAACCTGTTCGCTCATTTCCAGCAAGCAGTCTTTCAACATTTCGATCCGTTCTGCCTGTTCTGCAAATTTCTGTTCAGTGCTTTTTTCTTTCTCCGGAATATATTTCAGATATTTTTCCGGTGATGCTCTTACAGTTTCCTCTGAGATCTTCTCCTGTTTTTCCCGGAACTGGTTAAAATCATATTCGAATACTGTCTGTTCTGTCTCCGGATCCGTATCCGGATAAGTTTCTGTAGCAGTCTTTTCATTCAGACATATCATTACATCCACGTTTCCATCAGGCAGCGCATTCCAAGTTACAGGATCCTGTTTTTCTGTAAATCTTGCTTTCACGACTTACCCTCCTTTTCGCTTTCTCAAATATCTTATCTACGTTATACTTTTCTCTGAAATATTCAGAGTCGGAATGTTTGAACCATCCGTAATATGCTATACACCGGTACGCAAGATCTAATGGTATCGCTTTTCCTTTCTCTGCATACTTCCCGGCTTTTACAAATGCCCTGCGTCCTCTCAGGAAAATGCTCCGCCTTACTTCTGTGTGATCCCGATATATTTTGAATCCCATCATATCAATAGGTTCTCCATGATGTTTTCCGTCTTTGTCTATCCAGTCGATCTGGAACAGCTTCCAATCTGGTTTTACCGTCAGATCTAAATACTCATTCATGTATTTAATCAGGAGTTTCATTGCTTTTCTCACATCTGCCTTTCTGCTTCCGATCAGTAAGAAGTCGTCCATGTAGAACAATACATGATTAATCAGCCTGATTTCTTCTGTTGTTCCGTCTCGGTGTTTCTTCCTCTTGAACAGCTTTTCAGCAGCATAATGATAAGCTGCACTCAGATAATAATTGCAGAGCCATTGGCTCAAGTATGATCCGATTGACAGCCCCTGATCGAATGAGTCAATTAAAACGAAAGTCAAATAAAGCAGGTCCTCATTTCTGACCTGCTTCTCTAACATTCTTTTCAATTTTCTCCTGTTGATGGATGGATAGCATTTCCGGACATCTCCCTTTGCTGCTACTCTGGTCTTGCCCGGATTCTTGCGGATCCAATTTTCAATTGCTTCTTTTCCATAGATCTGTCCTCTCCCTGGAATGCTCGCACATTGATAAGTTCCTACTTTTCTTACAAATAATTCTTTTAAGCCGTTTGTGGCTACATAATCGTATATCTGCTGTTTTATGCACTCAACACCTATATCTCTTACTTTCCCTGAATTTCCATCCAGCCTTGCGCTTGTCTTTATAGGATCAAAAGATACTTTTCTGAGTTTTATTTCTTCTTCCATTCCTGCCGCTGCTGTGCAGACTAAATTATGTAACCAGTCTTTAAAGTTTTCTTTTATAATCCTGTGTATCTGCCTGGCTGTAATAATATTCGTATAGTTTGCCAGAAATCGGGCTGTATCCATACGGTTCCATTTATCGCTCAGACATTCATAGATACATGCGGTTATAAAGTTCTGATCTAATGTTATATTTTTACAATACCGTTTCATTCGTTTCTTGATATAAGGGGTTTTCGGTTTTTCTACTCACCCCACGCATGAATCAACTGCATTCATGGTCCTTGTCCCAGGCTCCTATGCTCCCGATCACAAGGTTCGGCTTCAATCAAATTTCGGTGATGCCCCACGCTGCTGTTGCAGGCTCCGTCCTGCGGAGCGAAATGTAACACAAATATCAAATCATTTTCAAGAAAATCCGGAGACGATATTCCAGTTCGCATTGCCAACGCCATTGTTCGCATTCAGAATCCAGAGGCCGTAAATCGTGCCATTGTTCAGATTGCCCAGGGACAGCCAGGGAACAGGAACCGCTACCTCGTGTTACAAGTCCGTAATTTATTGCTATTCTGCTTTTCGAAGTTGATTAGTTATCAGTTACATAGAGGGGACAGCCCCTCTGTCAGGCTGCCGCCTGCCATTCACCCCGTGTGCCGTTCGGTGAAACGCCGGAGACGATATTCCAGTGCGCATCGCCAACGCCATAGGCCGCAACCAGAAACCAGAGGCCGTAAATCGTGCCATTGCCCAGATTGCCCAGGGACAGCCATTCTCTTTGGCCGCTCGTGCCTGAATCTGTATACAGTCCATTGCAGAATCCCGTTGTACTTCCGGCTTTTGTTTCCGTCGGTACCATGATTCCCAGGGCTGGATCAACAAAGCATTTTGAGATGTATTTCCATGATGCTGCTGTGTATGTTACCTGAGCCGCTACTTTCTTGTATCGTGTCTTTGCTACATTCATATCTGTTGTAAGCAGTGACGCGTCCATACAGATGTATACGTCTCTCTTTGGTGTTCCGTCTTCATCTGTAACAATATCCATAAATACATTACTGAGGACTTCATAAGCACCGTATCCGGTTTCAATTCCCTGGATCTTGAATGGATTCTTGTTATCTGTATTTGAGAACGGTGATCCATCTGATCCAAGCACGCTGTCGGTTGAGCCGGTCCGCCATGGCATTGTTGAGATGCAGGTCGTTAATGTCGTGTTGAATGGTTCTGTATCCAAATATATTGCAGAATTTGTATCGTCTACCGGTTCGATCTTCAAGATCTTAACGTCATATGCAAGATTGTGCATGTATGCGTAATATCTGTCTTTATTTGTATTTGAACCAATATCCCCGACAGATACATAAGACCCGACAATATAATTGTTGGCTTTTGCTTTTGGGAGAATCACTCTTGTTACTCCGGTTTCTGCAACTGCTGCCATTTCCTGCATTGAATAAGAATTACATCCAGCCATAACGCTTCGGCTGTTCGTTGTTGCATATAAAATAATCATCATGAGCTGTTTGTAAAAGAGATCCCAGTTTATTGTTCCCACGTACATTGAGCCTTTCTTTCTCATGTATGCGATCAGCCCTGTGTATGATACTGGTTTTCCTCCTTTCTGGCTTCCGTTTGCCAGAATCAATCCAGCGGAGCTGTACGGCACTCCATCAATGTCTCCGGCTCCGTATTTTCCGTGGATCATAAAAGGTGAAATTGTTCCGTCTGGATTAATTGACTCTCCCATTGGTCTAAGGCCAAGGGCTTCGTTCGGACTGTCTGAATAATGATAATCTACATACTCAGGATTGTCTGTGATTCCAACCCATGCGGACATTGTGACCTCTCCCACATCTACTTTTCCGGTCTTTTTGAAATCCGGTTGTCCCTGCAGTGCAGTCACATGGTTAAAGCCTTTATTATCTACGGTAAAATTACATGGAAAGTGCATGAATACGCCAATCTCCCTGTAATCATCCTGTCCGATTGCTGTATTTGTGGACGGTTTTCTCACCAGTCCTTCATTGTCGTTCAGTTTCACGCCTGTTGGACTGGTAGAAGTGTCATACTTGTAGATTCTCGTTGTATATACTTTTCCAGTCCTGCGGAGGGCAAAGAAATTTGAAAGTGCGTTTTCAATTCCTCCACCTGCTGCAGTAATATTCTGAATCTGTTTATTTGCTTCTGTCTGTAAATTGTTCACCGCAGTTTCTCCGGTCGTCTGGAGATCTGCCTGCAGCTGTGTTCCTTCTGTGATTTTTTCTCCCAGGGATGTGTTCAGATTAGAGGCGGTTTTATTTGTTGAATCCAATCCTGATTTTGTCTGTGTCGCAGTTGCATTTGATGAATCCAGAGCGGTTTTGGTTTTTCCGGCCGCTGTGTTTGAATCATCCAGATTCTTTTTTGCTGTATTTGCTGTTGAGACTGTGGTATCCAGCTGGCTTTTTAAAGCAGTTCCCTGTGTAATATCAGAGTCAAGTCCCTGTTTTAATGTCGTTCCTTGAGAAATATCTGATTCCAGATTTCCTTTTAACGTCTGTGCGGTGCTTATGGATCCATCCAGATCAGTTTTTCTTTGTGCAGCCGTTGTATTTGCACTGTCCAAATTCTTTTTTGCTGTATTTGCTGTTGAAACTGCAGTATCTAGCTGACCTTTTAAAGCAGTTCCCTGCTCGATATTCGAATCAAGACCCTGTTTCAAGGCTTCTGCTTTCTTTACATCTGTTGCAAATGTCTGTTCTGTATGTTCGTTTTTCGCTACTTTTTCGGTTATATCTGTCTGCGCTTCGAGAATGTCAGTTTTAACCTGATTGTATTCGTTGTTTTCATCCGAGACTGCATTTATCGCATTAACAATCGCATCTCTGACATCTCGCCCTTTTTGCGCTTTTGCAATCTGATCTGTGTATTTTTTTACGTTTGCCACTTTTATTCCCCCTTATTTACAAGGCAGTCTGAATATTCTTTTGACTTTAAATCTCTTACTTCTGACAGAACAGAGGTAAGCATGTAATCCATTAACGACGCAGGGATTCCATACTGTGCCATTGCTCCAAATACCACGTTTCGAATTTCTTCTGTTCTTTTGTCCAGGATTGCCCCTAACGGAGGAGCTTCTACTGCTTTCTCTACTGTATTATTATCCTCTTTCTGTTCCTGTGTGGTGCTTTCTTCTGTGTCCGACTCGGACACCTTTGTTTCTTCCTTAATAGTTTCTTTATTGTCCTTTTCTTTTACTTCATTCATTATGCTGTTTTCTCCTTTTCCTCATAGAGATTTTGAATCAGTTTAAGCATTAACGGAATAAGTATTCGGAAGTTCCAGTCTTCCGGCTTTCCTTCCTCATTCAGCTGTGCGGCTTCCGGAAAGATACTGTATACATCTTCCGCGTAGAAACCTGGCAATTTCTTTCCGTTTAGCCAGTCTGTCGGGCTTAAATAGTTTTCTTTGTACTTAAACCATATTACCGGCACATCCAGTATTTTTTTTGCTTCATTCAGCGTCATATATGCAATATGATCTTTGTACCGTTTTGACGAAGATGATAAATAAGCCACTGTTGCTCCGTCTCTTGCAAATACCATATGGCCTCCAGATGTCACATGGGAAAGATTAAATACTTTAAATGCGTCAGAACCATCCGAAAACGTTGAAGTACCCGTATGTATCTCTAACCCTCCATTAAAAATGAAAGCATGTGATCGCATACTTAACGTTGCATATCCGGTGGTTATTTTTCCGCTTGTAACCGTAAAATTTCCGATAGTTCCTTTCTTCGCTGCAAATGAACCGTCTGTGTTAATTTTAAAATAAGTATTCGCAGTAACCAAACCGTTGAAGTCAATTTTTGATGCGTTAATCTTAACGCTCTGCGCTGTCTGGTTAATTGATGATGCAATATCTCCCTTTGAAACTTTGCTGCTGATTGAAGTCTCGGTCTGCGTGATCCGAGAACTAAGACCACTTTCTGCATTCTTTGCCCTCGATACCTCTGATGTGATAGAGCCTTCTGCTACGGTAATTCTGGATATTGCAGTGTCCGCTGTATCTTTCGCAGTATCTGCAGTATCTTTCGCTGCATCCGCAGTGCTTTTTGCAGCGTCCGCCTGCGCTTTTGCAACGCTAATGTCCTGATCCTGGATTCTTTCCCATGATGCTGTTTTACTTCCGGATGTCGTCCCTGAGCACTTCCAAAGCAAATTGATGTTGTTTCCGTAGTTTCCATGGTTCGGACTCTCCGGATATGTTCCTTTTGACAATTCTGTTACTGTATAGTTTGGCAATGATTCCGCAGTTCCGGTTCCTTCTCCTGATGTACTCGTCACTGATGCTATATTGAATCCATAGAAGTTACAGTTTGAGCTATCCGTGCGCCAATATACATAAAATTCCGATGTCGGAACAAAGACGGAAGCTCCTGCTATATCAGTCCCTCCGAATTTCCCTGCAAGTTTCATGGTTCCATTATCGTTGTAATAAATCTTTACATAATCGTAATTTACGCTTTCTGTTCTGGAATCGGATGAAAATGTGATCTTTAATCCCGGAGTTTTGTACGTGTACCTATACGCATATCCAGTTGTAATATCATAGTAAATATCCCCGACGTGCAAAGACTTTAAATCGTCAGTCGTCCAGGCTGAGGCTGGTTCATTTGATGTTGTCGGGATTTTACTTCCGTAGAAATTTCCGTTTTTCTCAGATACTGCCTGGCGTACGGTTTTTACTTCAAGAGTGATGTTGTCTACTGCCAGCTTTATAGCTGTATTCATTTGTTCTGTTGTAGAATAACTTTTCAGCTTTGTATCTGTATCAGCTTTTGCATTCTTTTCTGCCTGATCTGCTGCAGTCTGTCCGGCTTTCGTGGCATTTGTTTCTGCGTTGGCTGCTGCTGTCTGTCCAGCTTTTACTGCGTCTTTGTATTTTTCTTCTACCTGTACTGTTGTCGTATAGGTTTTTGACACCTCTAAGGAAATGCTATCTGCAGCTTGTTTAATCGCACTGTTCATTTCCAGTGTCGTTGAATAATTCAGTAACTTTGTGTCTGTATCTGCTTTCGCATTCTTTTCCGCCTGATCTGCTGCGTCCTGGCCAGCTTTCGTGGCGTTTGCTTCGGCGTTGGCTGCTGCCGTCTGGCCAGCTTTCGTGGCATTGCTCTCTGCCAGATCTGCCGCAGTCTTCCCGGCTTTTACTGCGTCTGTATATTTTTCTTCAAGTTGTCCGGTTGTAGCATATTTTTTTGATACTTCCAGGGAAATGCTATCCGCCGCCTGATTGATTGCGCTGTTCATTTCTACTGTCGTAGAATAGTTTTTCAGTTTTGTATCTGTATCGTCTTTTGCATTCTTTTCTGCCTGATCTGCCGCGTCCTGGCCTTCCTGTACTGCGTTTGCATAGAGTTTATTTGCCATCTCCTGTGTCGTATATGTCTTTGACACTGTTGAGAGGATATTTGTCTCGGTCAATGTTATTGCTGATCTGAGTTTTTCTTCCTCTCCCTTTGCCCTGGATACTTCTGCAGTTATGAGTCCCTCCTGGACCTCGATTTTGGAAAGCGCAGATTCTGCTGTACTCTGAGCTGCTTCAATGTCCTTATCTTTTACCCTTACCCATCCATACTCATTACTATCATTTTTCTGATACTGATAAGCATAGCCAGTTGTGGTATTGAAAAAGAGATCTCTTTCATGCTCCTGTCTCAATTCATCAGTTGTCCAGGCTGAGGCCGGATTGTTTCCGGAAGTAGGTTCATAATTTCCATACCAGTTTCCGGATTTCCTTTCCAACTGCTGCTCCAGGCTTGATACAGAAAGAGTTATTTTCCCATCCATGGCTTCTATGGACGTTGTGACCTCTTTTAATATTGCTTTTTTGTTTTCTGAATCCCCGTCCGATATTTTTGTTTCAATGTAATTTTTGCATTCTGTTGACAGAGCTTCTGTTTTAATCGAACCGGCAAGGATTCTCTCCCCCAGAATGGTTCCGTCTAAAGTCATGCCGACGGTATACGGACCGGCATAACCATTGTGCGAACCTCCGATTCCATTTTTGTTTATCTGCAGTATATTTGTCGCCTGGTTTTTATCCGGTGCGTCCATGTACAGATCTCTGAGCCAGAGACCGTTTTCATCAAATTCGGTGAGCTTATATCCACCTTTCGCTCCCGTCATTTGCTTCGTAAGGTTATCAATTGCAGACTTCATCCATTCTGTCTGAACTCTGCCTGCGTCTGTTGCCTCTTGTCTGATCTGTGTGAATGTTCCGGATGTCTGATCTGTAAAAGACTGCTGCAGGTTTTCTCCAAGTGTCAGCTGCGCCTGATCTGGCTGTTGCAATGGTATTTTCATTTCCATAACCGGAAGAACTTTCTTCATTCCGTATGGAATTGCATTGCAAAGCACTCTGTCCCCTATGTCAAACGAATCGTAATCCTGTCCGAATAAAGACAGGTCTACGGCAGTCAGCGAAATAACAAGACTTTCATACTGGTTACTTGTCAGAAATTCAGTTGCTTTCTTTAACAGGTTTGCCGGAACTGATACGTCGTCCCATTTTTCTGTTCTCCATACCCAGCCAAAATTTTCAACTGCTTCTTTACTGTATATGTAGTCTTTTCCGTCATTTACTGATGTAATATCAACATTTTTTTCAAGTCGTTCAAATTCGGATGCGTTTTCGTCTGTTTCCTGTTCGATTGCTGCCCCCAGCGGAATCAGAGCTGTGATAACATCATCTGCTGTCATTGTCTCTGAATAATCCATCAGGTTTTCCCCGAATTGTATAGGCTGTTCACAATATTTTCCGTATTCCTGAATAGTCAGCCAGTCAAGATACAGTTTATCGTTCTCGTGCCTGAGCCGCAGGTATCCTCCCAGGCGGTCAACTAATTTATCCCGGATTGCTTCCAGTGTGTTCTCTCTGTCTGTAATTCTGTACAAAGAATCATTACTGTCGTGGATCGTTACGACTCCTGTATATATCTTTTTTCTGTCTTCCACCTGATTATTGTGAAGTTGCAACCATGCGTCTAACAGATCTCGTGGGGATATATCGTGCCATTCCTGCTGTGGCAGTATGCTGTCAGCAAGGAAAGACAATGCTCCGGTTGCTTTCACCGGTTGGTTCTTAAATCGGTCTTTCTCGCGTGTGCGGACTTCTCCGTAAAAAATTTCTGTATTTCCTCTGTATACAGAAACCATACTTTTTCTGTTGTGGATTTCTCCGTATAGTGGATTTAACGGTGGAACCTTTAAAGTAAGTTCCCCCGCATATCCAGTCTGTAAATCCAGTTCTGGATTGATAACTGCTGCCTGCCGGTCCCCTGGATAATACAGGACTTTTCCATCTAATTTAATTTTATAAATCACAATGATCCCCTCCTGTAAACAATATCCAGTGTTCCGGATCCCGAAAATTCCAGGGTTTCATCTGTTCCAAATACAACAATATCCGGAAATCTGTTTCTTCCAAGCGTCAGTGTGTATGTTTCTCCGCATCCTGTAACCTTTAATCCGGTTGAACCTATGCTTTTCACATTCAGTACCGGCACTATTGCAATATCTCCGGCGCATACTGTGTATGATCCAGAGCCGGAAATTGTAATTCCGGCTCCCTGGTCTATTACACCTGTTTCAAAATCAAACGGGTCCCAGAGCCAGTCCTCTGTTGAATCCGCAAGGGAATATTTGTACGGATCTGCTTTTGGAATACTTAAATGAAATTGTCCCACCTCTCTGGAACGGTCAAAGTCTGTAATATATGCTCTGCCGGTCCAGAAATATGCCGGATCATTCGAAAACGTTACTCTCACATTCTTTCCATGCAGCTGTCCTCGAATGTTTGAGATAAAGCTGTCCCAATCTTCCCTTGGTTTCTTTCCCCCAAGCAAAATATCAATTTCTCTTGATTTATAGATTGTTCTTCCTGTTATCGCTTCCGATCCATCCAGAAATCCGTCTGTACCTGGAATATCAATGTAATATGTTTCTACGTCCGGCTCTTTGATGTAATTGTTATTTCCAATCGCACATCCCCAGTCGTCCAGCGTATCAATGACTTTCCCTGTATTTTCAACTGTAATTGTTGCTTTTATTGTTAATACATTATTCATCTATACGCCGCCTCCTTTGCTATTCTTCCAAGCTCTGTATTTATTGCGGGTGCAAGTTTTCCAGCCCATTCTTTGTTGTCGAAATAGATTTCCTGTCCTGCGCTCATTACTTGGATCAGCTGTGCCAGCATTCCGGTTATTCCGGTAATATCTGTTTTGTTCAGATTATTAGCTGGTTTCATTGAACTTGTATCTAACTGCATATCCATCTGAACATCTTTCATTGCGTCAGCAACAAGTCCCTGGCTCTTTTCAATTCCTGTCGCAAGGCCTTTCATAAAGTCCGGCATCCATTCCTCATAGTAATGTAACGGACCCTCATCCGGTCTTGAGAAATGCAACCATGATCTTATTGTGTTTGCTACGTTCGATACTGCATTCGTTACGTTACCTATGCAGCTCCTGATTCCGTTTGCAATACCATTCACGAAATCCTGTCCCCAGCGAACCGCCTGCCCTGGTAATCCCGTAATATAACTGATCGCGCTGGAAAATCCATTTACAACAGCGGAATATACACCTGACAGTGCTCCAGATATTCCAGATACAACGCTGTTAAATGTATCAACAGCTCTGTCTTTCATATTTCCGGCGTATTGTATAACTGTTTCCTTTACGTTCTGCCACGTTTCGGACGTTCTCTCTCTGATGTTATCCCAGTATTCTGAGGCTCTGTCCTTCAAATTCTGGATTGCTTCTGTTGCACTTTCTTTCAGCTTTTTCGCATTGTTGACAACGAATCCTTTTATTGCTGTCCATGCTTTTGATGCTGCCTGAGAAGCAGAATCCCATATTTTTGACACTGTGTCCCGGAACCCTGTAAATAGTGTTGTGACTGCGGTAACAAGTCCTTTTGCCAGAGTGGAGACAACCTGCTTAATTCCGGTCCATATTGTTTGCGCTGCGTCTTTGATATTTGTCCAGATATTTGATGCGTCTGTTTTGAGTTTATCAAAGTTACCTGTTACCAGGTCGATCAGTAAGATCACCGGTGCAAGAATTGTATTTTTCAACAACTCCCATGCGCCCTGTGCAATCGTCACAAGTCCCTGCCAGATGTTCTGCAGTGTATTAACTGCATTCTGCCATAGCGTTGTGATCGTTGTCACAATTCCGGATATAACCGGATTCTGCATCATTGTCGTCCAGATATTTGCAAAGAAATCTGATACCTGCTGCCAGATACCGGACCACCACGCCGGAACACCTGCAAAAAATGTAACAACGCTGTTCCATGCCTGCGGTATTGTTACGGTAAAAAAGTTTACAATTCCATTCCATATCTGCATGAAAAAGTCTGATACCTGCTGCCAGATACCGGACCACCACGCCGGAACTCCTGAAAGGAAGTCCATCAGTGTGCTCCATGCCTGCGGTATTGTCTCTGTAAAAAATGACACAATTTTTTGTACAACTTCATTTACTACATCCCGGAACCATTCGCATTTTGTGTACAGCAATACCAGAGCTGCCACAATCGCGGCTATGACAGCAATAACCGGGTTTGCGGCTATTACTCCAAACAGTGCGGTAAAAGCACCTTTTAGCTTTCCAATAATACTCGTTATTGTTGTTAAAGTTTTCATCTTAGAAAACAGTCCTGTAATTGCAGATATTCCGGTTGCAACTTTTCCAACCATTATCAGCAACGGACCAATCGCGGCGACTATCAGTGCAATTGTGGCAACTACTTTCTTCTGTCCTTCGCTCATTCCATTGAGTTTTTCAACAAACCCTTGAATAACCTCTGCCGCTTTTCTGATATATGGCATCAGGATTTCTCCGAAGGCTATTGCCAACTCCTGCAAGGCACTCTGCAAAGTTGTAAGCTGTCCAGAAAGATTATCCTGCATGGTTTCAGCCATATTCTCCGCGGCTCCGTCGCAATTATCAATGTTCTTGATTAGCTTTTCGTAATCTGCATCTGATGCGTTGATGATGGCCAACATTCCGGACATGGCTTCTTTCCCGAAAATAGCTGTTGCGGCCTGGGTCTGTTCTGCTTCTGACATATTTCCCATTGCTTCTCTCAAGAAATCCATGGTTTCTTTGAGAGATTTCATGCTGCCATCTTCGTTCTGTAAAGCCTTGTTGTACAGTCTTACGTTTTGCGTGGTTCCTTCCTGCAACTGTGTCAGGGTTTCGTTTGCACTTGCAAGCTCCGTCTGCTTTATTTCCAACGTTGCTGCAGCATTTGAAGCTTCTGTTGACTCAGCTCCGTATTTTGACACCGCATCATTGTATGCCTGCTGTGCTTTATCCGCTGCAAGTGATGCTTTCTGCACCCTGAGCATTTGCTTATCAACTTTTGCCTGATCTACGGCGGTTGCGGCTTCTGTTGCGTAAAAGCCCCACTTTTCCATTGCGTCTCCGACATCTTTTGACGGTTTTATCATGTTTGTCAGAGACGCTCTCAACTGCGTTCCGGCTGACGACGCTTTGATTCCGCTGTTCGCCATGAGTCCAATTGCTACCGCCGCATCTTCTGCACTGTATCCCAGCGCGCCTGCTACCGGAGCGATGTACTTAAATGTTTCTCCCATCAAGCTGACGTTTGTATTTGCACTTGATGATGCCTGTGCAAGCACGTCTGCAAAGTGCGAACTGTCTTCTGCTTTCATGCCGAACGCCGTAAGCGCGTCCGTAACAATATCAGAAGTTGTTGCAAGATCTTCGCCAGATGCAGCTGCAAGGTTCATTATTCCCGGAAGACCATCATACATTTGCTGCGCGTCCCATCCGGCCATTGCCATGTATCCCATAGCATCTCCGGCTTCTTTTGCAGAGAATTTTGTCTGTGCTCCCATCTCTCTTGCACGTTCTCGCAACTTATCCATGTCTTCCGCAGACGATCCGGATATTGCGGCCACATTGGACATGGAGCTGTCAAAATCTGCTGCAGTCTTTACTGCTGCTGTTCCAAGTCCTGTCACTGCCGCCGTAACCGGAAGCATTTTTTCTCCGGCAGATGTCAGCGACTCCCCTATTTTCCCGGATGTTTCAGAAATCTCGGCCAGTTTTGCGGATCCTGATCCAACTTCATTCTCAAGTGATTGCAGGCTCTGTTCTGTTTCTATAATTGTCCTTTTCAGAGCGTCATACTGTTCCTGGGATACTTTTCCCTCCTGGAATTTCTGCTGTACTTCCCCTTCTTCGTTTTTCAGAAGTTCCAGCTTTTCTTTTGTGTTTCCGATTTCATCAGACAGCGCTCTCTGTTTCTGTTGTAATAATTCCACATTCGTAGGATCCAGTTTCAGCAACTTATCAATTTCTTTGAGTTCTGTCTGTGTAGTATTTATTTTTGCATTCAGACCATCAAGCGACTGCTGCATCTGAGTAGGTGCATTCTTCGCTTCATTTTCCAGAGACTTCAAACTCTCCTCGGTTGCAATGATTTCTCTTTTCAGAGCGTCATACTGTTCCTGTGAGATTTTTCCCTCTGCAAACTGCTGCTGTGCCTGCTGCTCTGCAGTCTTTAAGGTTTCCAGCTTTTCTTTCGTGCTTTCGATTTCGTCAGCAAGCGCTTTCTGTTTCTGCTGTAATAATTCCACATTCGTAGGATCCAGTTTCAGCAGATTGTTTATATCTTTCAGCTGTGCCTGTGTGGTCTTTATCTGTGAATTTACATTTTTAAGTGAATTTTGTAGTCCTGTGGTATCGCCGCCAATTTCAATCGTAAGTCCCCTTATGTCGCGGCCTTTGGACAAAAATTATCACCTCCGTTTAGAATTTATCCATATCCTCCTGAGTTGCCATTTTCGGCCATTTATAGTCGTCGTTATTTTTTTCCGTAAAAATATCCAGGACAAGACCTACTGTCAGAAGGTCTAAATCCTGGATACTTATTCCAACTTGTGCGCACCTGAGAAGGAATAGAGGTGTTGTCATTTCCCGGCTACTTGGTCGAAGTTTTTTTTTGCTTCTGCCTGTGTCTGCTGGTTCAGGTTCCAGAGTTTTACAATCTCCGGGAAAATTGTGTAAATCGAAAATGTATCAAACTGATCCAACCAGTCGTATACGTCTTCCGGGAAATCCTGTCCCTTTTTCTGTGCTGCGTGTTTTGCCATTACGAATGCGACGTTTTCGAACATCTCTAAATCCTCGATAGGGATGTCCGACTCGGACACCTTCGTTTCAGTCTGCTTATCCTGTGATTTTTTTACGGACTTTTCAATTTTTGCCATGTCCTGAAAAATATCTCTCCGGAACTGAATCCGATAAATTCTCGGAATTGCAGCAGAAGCGGCAAAAAGCACCTCTTTATCATCAATTTTAATTGTTTTTGTCAGCATTTTTATTCTCCCACAACTTTTTAATCTGCGTTAACAGCCTGTGCTGCTTCGGTGACTGTTTCCGGATAATACACTGCCTTATACCATCCGCTGTATACAGTGTCGTCTGTATCCACTGTGGTCTGAGCTTTTACACGTCCGTTTGGAAGCGGAGCATTGCTGATCGTAATTGTTTCTGTACCAGGTTCAATACTATCTTCTTTTGTCTGGGATTCGATTGACGGTCTGGTAGCTGTGCAATTGTAGAGAACTCGTCTGATTCCTTTCTGATCTCCGTCAAATTCAAACAGAAATGCAAATTTCTGTGTATCTGTAGAATCACTGATTTCATGCAGTACGCCTTTTTCGTCCTTCTTTTCTTTCAGGACATCCTGTCTGAAAGAATCTGGGATTAACGCAAATTCCGCATCTCCTTCATATCCGTTGTTTGCAGCTGACACATAATACTGGATTCCGTCTGCATAGAACGGTGAAATATCTCCATTTGCGTCAAGTGATAATGATACAGATCCCGGAATCGCTTTCGGGACTCCAAAAGTAATTGTTCCATCTTCTCCTTCGTTCTGTAATGCGTAATGTGCGTTTTTAAGATTGTACTTAACTTTGTTATCTTTTTTACCCATCTTTATACCTCCATTTCGTATAAAACTTCGTACATTTTTTCTGAATCAAGATATTCTCCTGTCTTATCGTATGTGATTCCATACTTATCCAGGATGTCCTCTATCTTCTTTTCATTGTTCCAGTCCTTTTCGTCTGAATACAATTCGATATTCAGAACGTCGATTTTCGCATATGTAATTCCGTCCGCATGAAAATTATCACTTTCCGGAATCCTCCATACGATAAAGGGCGGCTCTATCCAGTTATGAGTTGAAAAATGATCGTATTCATATGGCAAGCCGATTTCATTCAACATTTCTTTGATATTTTCAACTGACATCATAGCCTTGACGTGATCTCCCTTTCCAGCTCTGCTATTGCTGCCTGTTCTGCAGGTTCTACATGTTTGATTGCGGCTACCCTTCCGCCCCCTCTTTTCTGATGTCCTTTTTCAAGCAAATGCACCAGGGAGTATTTTGTATCGTGGATCGCAATAACTAAACTTGTAGAATCTTCTTTCACAACAGTTTTCTTCCATCCTTTTTTATACTTTCCGGTATTTACCGGGGATGTCTGTTTCAGCTTTGATACTGTCTTTTTTGCAACATTATTTACGCATTCCTTCGTTGTCTCAGCGCATTGTTTTCCATAGTCTTCAACAAGGCGATTTATTTCTGCTGCCAGATCATCAATTCTGATACTATCCGCCATTGTCGCTCCTCCTGTCTTTATACAACTGTACGATTTTTTCCAGCGACAGATATATTGCAGGTGGTGTAGCGTCAAATTTCTCCTGAATCTGCACTATTTTGTACATTGCCGGATTATGTTCATTGATAATTTCATCTCTTTCAAAATCAAACGGGTCCCAGAGCCAGCCGCTTTGCGAATCAATGATAACAATGTCAAGAGCTTCAATATCTTCCCTGTTCAGCACTGCTGCCGGAATGCTTAACAATTTTGTTATTTTATTTCCTGCTGTCTGTGCGTCAAAATATCGTCTCTCTCCGATTGTTCGGTTTCCGAAGCGAATGTTCTTGAGCTTCGTGTCTACGATCACCCTGTCTTCTGTTTTGCAGATACTGAGTATCCCGTCTGTAAACGTTTCAAACTGTTTACGCCTGGCTCTTGGCATATTCTTCCACCTTCTTTGCTATCTGCAGTCCAATAACCTCACTTTTGTAGTTTTCCCAAAACTGCTGCAGCTCTCCAGAATACTCATACATTATAAGCTGAAAAAGGAGCGTCCTTTCCTGAGTCTCCCCCAGGAAATCGCACTCCCCTATTTTTCCGGCTAATGATGCCATGCCTCTTTTTATCATTCCTTGGAGCTTTTCATCTCCTTTTGGATCGTCCCAGGTTATGTCCAGATAGTTTCTGACATCCTCCAGAAGTTTTGATAAATCATTTTCTGACATAGCACTCATTTTATCACTCCTTTGTTACAGTTACGGTGTATGTCTTTGTCTGTTCTCCGTCTGTAACTTTAACAGTTACGGTGTTAGCTCCAGTGTTCCATGTGATCTTTCCGCCGTTTGTTACTTTACTGGATCCTGCAGTAATTTCAATCGCTGCTGTTCCTGATTTCGGGAACGCTGTGATTGTGTTTGTTGCAGTTGTTGTTTTTGCTGTGTATGTGTTTGTGTCGCTGTCAAATTTCGGTGAGAGAGTTAATCCTCCAATTCTCAGATCAGACAGCAGTGCATTATCTACATGCTCCTCCTGTTTGCTTACAACCTCGAAGCGAACCGGATGCAGATCTGTAATGTCAAGAACGACAAAAGCATTGTTGTCCAGTGCGAATCCGTGAGCATATAACTTGATAAGATATACTCTTTCATCTTCCAGGAATCTGTATTCATCTGAATACTCAATCTTTCCGTTTTTGGACATTCCTACGCCAAGGAAATACTTTCCGGCCATTCCGTATACTGCAGTTCCTTCTGTAACTGCTGCCGACTGGATGATTTCCAGAGGAATCGGAAGTGTTGAAACATATACGCCGTCCGGAGACATTGCGCGTGTTGCCGGAAGGATTCGCTTCCAGTAATCCACCGGATTTACAATCATAATCAGGTTATCTACTGTCCTCGCCTGGCCTTTGCTGTTTCTTGCCATGATAGATGTAACATTTCCAAGCTGGATCATATCAAGAGCTGTCATTTTGATAGTCTCTTTTTCCGGATATTCTCCAGACACAACGTTCACTCCGTCTCCTACCTGACGCATCATTCCGATTGGCATGTCTTTTCCGGTACCATTTACGATTCCGTACTCAAGCCCATTCGCAAGAGCTTCTGTGAGCACCTGACGCACGTAGTTATCTAACCATGCAGGGCCTAAGTCAAGCATAGCTTTTGAAACTGGCAGAAATGCGCTCAGTTTATCCTGAGTTACATCTACTTCTTTGAATCCGGATGTCAGTTCTTCAATGATCTTGCTGCTGAGTTTGCCCCATGCTGCTTTCTGCTCTCCGTTTGTGTTTAACATCATTCTTGTGAGACCAGTTACAGTTGTTGCATTTAATTTTGACAGCAGCGGATGATTTGTTGTCAGTTCTTCAAAGACAGAATCAATGATTGTCTCCGGGAAAACAGTCTCAATATTGTTGAGGGCCTGTTTGGGATCCGAAGATTTCATTGCGTCAATTACTTTCTCGTAATATTCTCTCTCTGCGCTTGTGAGCTGACGTACACCCCTCTGTGCAAGCACATTCATATCACTCTGATTTACAAGCTCTTTCGCCTGTTCAAGCACGTTCTCCTCGATATCCTGGCATAATTCCAAATATGCTTTTGAAAACGCTTCTGAATCATTCTCCGCAACAGCAGCATTCATTCTGTTGAGGATTTCCGTTCTCTTTAATGCGGCAAAATCTTTATTTTTCATTTTACTCTCCTTTTTTGAATCCCTGCAGAAATCCCTGCAGTGTGTGTTTCTCTGGTTCTTCCGGTTTCTTTCCCGGTTCGGGTTTCTGTCCTTTCTGCATAAGCTCCAGCTGTTCTCTGAAAGACTTCGTATCTTTCATATGCTGCATAACTTCCTGGAGACGTTTCTGCATTCCTTCTTTTGTCATGTCTCCCTCTGGCGCGTGTCCGTAATCCTCTACCTTGTCGATCAGGCCATATTCCAGACAATCATCCGGAGTCAGGAAGGTTTCTGCTTCCATCATGTCTGCAAGCTGCTGTTCTTCCAGATTTGAACGCTCAAGGAAGATTTTCCGATTGCTTGCCGTAAGTACGTCAAGATCATCCGCTGTCTTTCTCAGCTCTCTTGCATTTCCGGATGCAGTTACCCATGGTTCGTGGATCAGTGCTGTTGTTCCTACGCCCATGATTCTTTCGTCACATGCCTGTAAAATCACAAAAGCTACGGAATACGCCACTCCATCAACGATTCCTTTTACATGGCTTCCGGACTGCTTCAAAAGGTTGTAGATAGTTACTCCCTCTTTTACAGATCCGCCATTTGAATTGATATGTAATTCAATCGTATGGTCTTCCGGGATTGCCGCAAGCTGATCGCGGAAATACTTCGCAGAAGTCTCACTTTCGGTATATGACCATGTTTTCCAGTCAAATTCTCCATACGCTGATACATCATCATAAATGTATAGCAAATGTACCGCCGGATCTGCTGCCTGCTTAAAACAGTAATTTGTTTTATTCTGTGTTTTTTCCATTCCCGCCATTTTCTCCACCTCCTTCCAGGCTGTTCAATAAATCCTGTACTGTGCTGTAATTCTTTGTAATAAAATGCTGGTTCGCCCATTCCTCATTAATCTGCGGCTGTCCCATTGCGCGCAGGATCATGTTGATCGTATGCGTTCCAGACTGTACCAGCTTGTCAATCTGCGTCGCATTGCTGAATATGTCAACATGCTTAACGTGTGACGTGTCTACCATGCAGCGGCTGCCCTTCAATACGGCTTTCCCGTATTTTTTGCGGTTGATTTCGCTTTCTAAGGATCCGGCTAATGGATCCAGTGCAACAGTCAGTAGTTCGTCTATTGCCTTGCTGTTGTCCTGCACGTCCCCTTTCAGGATTGACGGAGGGATTCCTATTGCCCTCGCTGTAAAGTCGAATACATCATCATACAGTGCTTTTATGTCTCTTGTTGTTGTTTCATTGTAGTTCTTTGATCTGTTCGTTTCTGTGAATGTATACCCTTCGAACAGTGGCAGAACTGCATTTTCACTTTCAAAGAATGTCTTAAAATAATCATTCAGTAGCTTTTTGAGAGTATCATCAAAGTTTTTTGCGTTCTGGGCTACAGCTGATATGTCCAGAGTCCCTTTTGATCCATGCGACTGCATAAAGGTCTTTGCTCCGTACTGGATCAGCTTCGCATAGGATCCATATAACCCCTGCAGTATCGTATTTACATTTTTCCAGTTCGGTTTTAGATACAGAACATCTGTGGATCTAAACAACCTCTGAAAAGTATAATCATCAATCTGCACCTGGCTGTACGTGTTCCCGTACAATGCGCTTCTGGTTGTACAGAACGAATCTGCTACGTAGAGCTGTCCATCTATTCCAGCAACAACCAACGCCTCTCCGTTTCTGAACATTTTTTCGATTAGCTTATCAAAAAATTGCTGTTTGTTCTGGTTTCTGTTTGGTTCATAGTTCCAGGTATAATATTCATCCCGGAATATTTCGTCACCATTCAGGAATGTACGAATCTCGCATTTTCCTAACATTTTTGCAAGAATCTGAATCGCTCTCTGAAAAGCCAATTCCCTCAGATAGATTTCTGTCATTATGCTTTCAATCGGATTGTCTGCAATCTCAATTCGAGACGCATTTTCAACCGACTGTTCTGGTTCCGGCTTTCCCCGTATCAGATTCCTGAATGAAAATCCCAACCTTCCTCACCTCCTTTCAGTAAGTCATTACTCCAATGTCAGGCACTGCTGCCGTCTGTGCGTATGGAATCATGTCCTCTATTGTCATTGATGCGACAAGTGCCATAAACGGGTCTGTTTTTCTGCTTTTTGCTTCAATTTTCCCGTAAACATAGTTTCCTATGTCTGCATCATCTTTTTTTCCCGGTTTTCGCCCGTATGGGATCATTTTTGTATTGTTCGTCCCCCAGCGGAGCACTGGATTGTCTCCCCAGATAAAATTGTCATTTGCGAAGCAACTATCTATCACTGTTGCAACCCTCATAATGTCTGACGGTCTTACAAGTTTTAGATTTTTGTACGTTTTTGCATCGAAGCCGATTTCTCTGAGTGCTCCTGCAAGCAGCGCATATCGGAAATCATCTATCGCGATACCCTTGATGCAATACTGTGTCATTGCAAGCTGGATATAATCAACAATTACTTCCGGATGTATTTCTACGTCGTCAACAATCGTCAGCAAGCCTCTTCTTTCCCACTCCGCAAGTGGTGCTTTTATTCGTGGAATATCTTTTGACTGTTTGCATAACCAGGAGCGATTGATGTCATACCGGTTATTTTCGTCTCTGAAATGCAAATTTACGGAAACAAAGTCCGTAATCTTTGAAAAGTCAATTCCACATGTGCAGATCCATCCATCCAAATCCGGTATTTCTCTGTTCGTGAGCTTAATTTTTTCGTATGAGCAGACTTTTATCTCAACCGTTCCAGATGGAATGTTCATTCGTTTTGTCATAAATGCAGAGAGGCGTTCCGGATGTGCAAGCCAATCCCGGTATTCTTTCCGAATTTCGCCCATAAGCGTCGGAAGATACGGCAGAGATGGGTTTGCTTTCTCCCAGTTCTTTTCGTCGTGTACTTCTTCCTTGCTGTCCAATCGGCAGATAAACGGCAGCAGGCCGTTATCCGGCATATCTCCGAAAAGGATCTCCTCTGCTGTTTCAAGAATATCGTCTAGAGGTCCCTCTCTTACGTCTCCCTGTGTTGTGTAATAGGACCGGCGTGGATGTGGTTTCTTTCCTAAACCGGTCGTGAATACCTCGATATTCTTGTAATCCTGGTACTGATGTATCTCGTTAAATACTACCAATCCCGAACGCATACCGTCTTTTCCAGATGGATTGTTCGTTCTTCCCAAAATCGCTGAATTTGTTTTTATACCAACAACTTTTTCAGAACTCCATTTGTAAAACTTTTTCAGTTTTTTGGTATGCTCTGGCATTTCCAGAGCCTCAACCACGTCTTTTAACGGTCTCAGCGCCTGATCCTCATTGTTTGCACATATATCGACGTCATATGCGCGTATTCCGTTGTATGGGCTTACCAGACAGGCAGCTTCCCAGGCAATCGTACCGTCTTTTCCTGCTCCTCGCCCTAACATGCAAAACAGATCCGGCCAGCGCGGTGTTTTTGATACTCTCCAGTATGTACAATCATGTAGTCCTACTACAAAGATCTGCCAGGGAAACAGCGTTTCGAACGGGAAGTACTTAGCGATCCCTATGTATTTTGTTAATTGCTCGCTGTCTACATATATGTCTTCGGTTTCAAAACATTTTCGGACATGTGATACCAGTGCTTTAACATCCCTGGAAGACCTGATCTTCTCAGACTCGACGGCCTCCATGAACGCCTCAATGCGTGGATCACAATTCCTCATCATCATCCCCCTTGATCGTTTCTTTTGTTGTCAATTCCAGCTTTTCCAGTATCATGAGCATCTGTTTGTTTACGGCCACGAGGTCCTTGACAGATTGATTCTGTTTCACAATCTTCGCCTTGCCACTTGCGGACATAGTTTCGTAGGTCACGCCACGCTTTTTGATATCGGTTTTCAGCTTCCTTTTGACATCATAGAGGGTCATATAGTCGTCTAAAAGGTCATTAAATACAGATATATCTGCCTGCTTTTTTCGCAATTGCTCTTTTAAGCTTTCCAATATATCCGCTTTTTTTTCGGCCATTTTTTCACCCCTATTTTTTTATTTTTTCATCATGTGCGACCTTTCGCAGATTTGTCGAGGCCACCCACCGGTCTCCGGCCGGCCGCCAAAAATCGCAAATTTTTCGACCGGGGGTATCAGTCCCAGCGTTCCTCTGTCAGCGGTTCCTGCTTCTGCGGTTTTCTGTAACCATGCACTGCTTCATGGCACTCATGGCAAAGGCTTATAAGGTTTCTTTTCTTCACTCCATGCCACTCATACCATATGTCCAGAGCCATCTCAGGATGTCTCTTCACGTAGTTTACATGGTGTACTGTCGTGGCTGCTGTGTATCTGTGATGTTCTCTGCACCTCTGGCATTCATTGTAATCCATCTTCAACACCTGCTGCCTGACCTGCTTCCACCTGGTCCACACATAGAATCTGTGTATGTCGTTCGCTATGCACCAGCGCACGAACTCTGTTTCCTGTTGCGTCATATTCCTCCTAACTCAAAAGAGGACCTGCATATAGCAAGCCCTCTCTCGCGGGGAACGATTATTCTGTGGCTTTCCTGAATACCACGTTATCAATATATCATTTATTTTGTCCTTCGAGTACCGCATTACAGATACTCCTTTATCTTGTCTTTGTTATTGTTTCTCAGTTGCGCCTGGTACTTCTGTATTGTTTTCTGGAAGTTCTCCATACTCTTTCTGTATGCTTCTACTTTCGCAATGTTTTCTTTCCCGAGCATACGGCGGTATCTTGCCTGCATGTTCCTGATCCGAATCAACATTCCTTTCGTCTTGTTATCCTTTAGCAGTACAATATACTTCTTTCCGCACTGTTCACACTGAATGTATTGGATGTCCAATTCTGTATTTGGTATATGTTCTTCCTTTGCAGTCTGCTCCATCTGAGCCTTGCATTTATCACATTCTATCATCTAATCCTCCTTGCTATGATACTGTAAAACCTCCTACGCATTTCGTAAAAGTACGATCTCTCGCATGGAATGCCTCTGGCTTTCATAGTCTGAAATGTACAATATTCTGTTGTCACATAATACAGCAGATATGGATACAGCTCTTTTTCTTTTCCGACTGCTTCCATGGCTGCGTCTTCAATCTTCTTTATCTTGCGTGCAATCTCGGCCGCTTCCATGGCTGCGTCAGCAGTTGAGTCAGAACAGTTATGTGCTCCCGGCTGTCCAGTCAGATTCTGTCCGGCTCTTGTGTCTCTCTTTACGGCCAGCTCCTCTTTCCACTCTGTATACTGTAAGCAATAGTTGTATGCGGTCTGAAAAGCTCTCTTTGATATATTATATTTCTTTCTGTTCAGCGGTCTCACGTTTGGCATATCTGCCCTCCTTAAAGCTAATTATTTTTCTTGATCTGGCCAGTATTCCTGTGTGTCCATGAATTTTATTTCTCCTGGATATACCTGTTCTACTTTTCCGTTTTTATATTCCACAATTGCAAGTGTAATATTTGTTTGTCCTCCTGGATGTCCACCTACCAGTGGCGACGGTTCAACAACTGTTGCAAGTTCTGTCCATCGGTGAAATATAGCTTCTCTTCCTCTCGCTTGACACAAACGGTGTTTTCGCAATTTCTCATAATGCTCTTTTGTGGTAATCACATAGCCGTTGTCTGTCGTAATCTCTGTATTACTGCATAGGAATGGCTTCTGTGCCACATTGTCAATTAATTTCTTAACGTCGTTAATGTCCATCATGTTTGTGATCCTCCATGATAAAATTTTTTCCGAATATCTTCATAAACTCTTCCCTGCTGCCGAACCGGTCTTCAAAAGCTCTCTGTCCCTCTTCATGCAGCATATCCATGACCTTTTGGTTTGAATGTACTGCCTCCGGCCCTGTTCCTGCCAGGTGATGCACATTACAGAGATATACTTTCAATCCATAATGCCCCGAATGTGTCCGATTCGGACACCCTCCGAAAATGTGATGCTCCTGGAGAGCCGGATGTCGTCTGTAATCATTGTGTAGCTTCATGCAGAGATAACAAGTGCCGCTTTCTCTGCTGTGTAGGATACTCGGTCTCTCTGGTTCTTTCTTTTTAGTCCGTTTTTTCTTTTTCTGCTTCGGAAATGACTGCATTTCTGTGTTCCTCCAGCTTTTTCTTGTAATTTGTATGATAGTCTTTGAACCAGCGTGTCTGTCTGCGCTGATTTACGATTATCCTCGCTTCCTTGTTGTCCATTTTTCTCCTTTCTCATCAAAACGGCATTTCTTCCTCTATTCCCTCTGGAATATTCATAAAACCGTCTGGATCTGTTTCAGGAGCTGGCTGCGGGTGACTACTGCCGGATCCGGCGTTCTTTCCCTCTGCAAATTCCTGTTCCTCAACTACAATCTCTGTTGTGTAGACCTTATGTCCATCTCGGTTCGTGTAACTGCCGGTCTGAATGCGTCCAGAAACAGTGATTTTAGTTCCCTGTCGCAGATATTTCTCTGCAAACTCTGCAGCACGGCCAAAAGTCACGCAATTGATAAAGTCTGCGGTTGCTTCTCCGTCACGATGGAATCTCCGGTCTACTGCAAGTGTATATCTGGCAATTGCCAGGTTATCTCCGGAAGCGTAGCGCACTTCCGGATCTCTGGTTAAACGTCCCATCAAAATTACTTTATTCATCATTTTCTCCTTTTGAATCTACTTCCTTGAGGTCTTGTTTTTTCCCCCCCCCGTTTCGTTTTTGTTACATATGCTGTGCGGCGTGAGTTCATTTCCATGTCGATCAAATTTCCACACTGTAAGCATTCCTGCGTCAGTTCTGCAGTGTTTCTGTTTGTCATATACTTCCATGAGCTTCCACAGGCTTTACACTTTGCATACATAGGTTTTAAACCTCTGAGCAGTGTTATGTGTCCACACTTCTTACATTCGTGCTGTGTCTCTGGCTCTTTCGCGTTATATGAGATTGTCTCTCCGCATTCTTCGCAGCGACTATGTAAAAATCCTTTGTATTCTTCTACAGCTTCGCTGATCGTCTCCGGTACCTGATTCTCTTCCGGATCTTCAAGCTCAGGAAAATCATCATTTTCAAAATCGTACTTTCGTGCCAGTTCTGTCACGTCTTTGAGAAAATCGTATTCTTTTGAGTCTGAGATCCGTACATGCAGCGTAAAATTACCGGTTTCATTTTGAATTATCATTTCCATGTGTCTTTTTCTCCTTTACCATTACTATTTTTTGTGTCTTTGATACGATATGCTCTTGAGTCTCCCGGATGTTCCGTCTCAAGGATGTGATCCTCCAGCAGCATTGTTATATGTCGTCTGATCGTTGCTTTTGACAGTCCTGTATCTGCCGCGATCTCATAAATAGCCGGTGGATAGCAGTGCCGCTTTATATATTTAGCAATGAATCTCAGAATCTTCTCTCTGTTGTCCTCCGCCTCTGCTGTTGCATAGTTCAATTCCATTCACCTCTTTTTCTGCGGTGTGCTGTCAATGTTTTTGTTGTATTTACCACATTTCTCGTATTTACTGCGTATGAACTTTCCGGAACTTCGGAAATGTTGATTCCTATGCCTGCAAACAGTTTTATCAGTGCATCCGCTGCCTTTTTTATCGTTACTCTGTTACCGGCCCATGCTTTTGTGAATTGTGTTACAATTTCTTTCAGCTTCTCGCAGTCCCAGGAGTAGTTTACTGTCGTTTTCTTTCCTCCCCACGGCTTGTTTATTGCCCGGTGATAGCTTTTCCCGGAATATTTCATTTTTTTCGGCGGGTTTTTGCCTGTCTCCTGCTTGTATAGTTTCTTTTTCTGTCTCTTATTCATTTCTTTCCTTTCCTGCTGCCTAACAGCTGATCGCAGACGGACTCAAATTCTCTCAGCAGGTCAAAATCCGTCTTTCTGCTTAATTTCCTGTCAATCTCCTCTACTTTGTATTCTCCGAAAATGTGATCTCCGGAGGTTCTGGCGTTGTTGACCTGGGCGGTTGTGCAATGCAGCGCTTCTCTGATTTCTCCGCTTGTTGCATTCTCTAGTATCAGATCGCCGGATCTGTTTCTCACCTCATACAGTTTTTTGACCATTTCGTCCTCCTTAATGTCCTGCAAGGAACGTCTGCATCATTCTAGTTCTCCAGTCTGTCTGTTTGCCCGTCCATTTTTCGCACTGATCGTCGTCCTCTACCAGGCGGCCGGTGCGATTGCAAAGACCACAATCATTTTCCATACAGGTTTTACATGTCTTCTCCATTTTCTTCCTCCACCTCACTTTTCTTTCAGTACTACCTGAATCTGTTTCAATTCTTTCAGGGTTGCTCGCGCAATGTCCAGATGCTCGTCGGATATTTCCTCGTCAATGTATTCCTGGATCAGTTCTTTCAGCATCTCCGGATCCACTACAATTTTCAGATGTTTCACCATCGCTTCTCTAATCAGTTTTGAACACTGCTTGTCTGTCAGGCCTTCTTTGTTGTCAATCTCTTTCAGTGCTTTGTTGTATTTCTCTGTATCGAACTCATAGCAGTCCATCAGCTTGCTTGTGAACTTCTTGCTCCGGTTCGTTGCCAATCGTGCCTCTTCTGCCTTTTCTCTCAGTTCGTCCAGTGTGTCTAAGCTAATTGTTGCCGTACCGTCCATGTCTCCTGTCTCCTTTGAACATCATTCTTTATTCCTGCATTTCGATTCCGTTATCAATAAGTTTCTTCATTTCTTCGTCCAGAATCCGGACATAGGTTCCTTTTACCATCTTCATCAGCTCCGGGCTGAGTGTTTCGCTGCCTTTTCCTGATACCAGGCTTTTAGCCAGGGCGAAGATATACGCAATGCTTTCATCTTCTGTGACAGTCTCCTGAAATTCAATCACAAGGACCTTGCGGCCCTCGTAACTGAGTATCCAGGCGTTTTTTACTACTTTTTTATGTAACTCTAAGTGAGCAACAAGCGCCTTTTCCTGCATCTTTTATTCCTCCCGCTACTTCTGTAAACCTTTTAAGAACTCACACAATTCGGTTTCTGAGTTTGGAAATTTATCATAGCGTGCATGATATGTCCATTTTGGCACTCCGCCAACTCGATCCGGTTCAGGTCCGCCTACTAGGTGCATGTAATATGTTTCTGTCATTCTTGACACCCACCAGCTTTTTTGTTCTCCTGGATCCGGTGCATATTCTTCCACAATCAGTCGTGCTCCGTTCTGGAAATCGTATTTATAATATTTGACGCCTATGTTTTTATCCTCATACCAGAGTCCCCAGTCTTTGTATGCTCTGAGCCACGCCTTACGCTGATCGTTATTTTTCATTTCCGGTAATGTGTCACTGGAACACTCCGCGATCTTGTTGACTTCAACAGAATCGTTTTCAGGCGTTTTGTTATCTTCAACAATATGTTCCTGCTGCTTATTGTCCGGTGCTTCTGCTGCCGAAAAGCAGCTCTTTTCCGGTTCCACTGGTCTATGCGCTGATGAATTGTTCTTTTCTGGCTTCTCTGGTGCATCTATGGACACCATTTTCACCGGCTTCTGTTTCTTTCCGTATCTTTTCACCAGTTCTTCCGCCAGCTCATTCCATGTGAGCGTATGCTGCATTGTATCGTCCGGATTGAAAATGATTCCCTCTTTCCCTGTCTGATAATTAAAATGTCCATTTCTGATCCTGACGTCTCTGTATCTGATGCCGATTAAGTATGCAGCCATTCTTGTATCGCATTTGACGACTCTTTCTCTCTCGCCTTTGTTCAATGCTTCAAACAGTCGCTCTATCTGCAATTCTGGTTGTACCGGTGTCTCATTCTCTGGCGGTCTCTGCCGCCCGGTTGCCTGCGCAAGCGTGAGCTGGCCCGGAATGTCTCTGTTGTCTTCCTGGAGCTTCTTGAAAGCTCTTACCTCTGCTTGCGTTATGATGTCGTGTTCCATGTAGTGCTCCATAGCCTGCTTCTGATATTTTTCATCCAGATCCGCAAGCTCACGGGCCACGGTGATGTTGATTTTCTCCGCCTCAAACTCCGCCATCCATTCGGCGCTGAGCCTTTTCTGGACTGCGTGGTATCTTTCCATCTGTGTTCCGGATACTCCGATTGTTTCTCTCACGATGTCTCTTGTTTTGCCTTTCAGTCCAGCAAGGTTTTTCAGCTCTTTTATGATCTCCTCGGTATCCAGAGCTTCTCGCATCTTCTCCCAGTCTGATTTATCTCTAAACCGGTTCGCCTGGATAACAGACAGGCGTTCAAGCAACTTTGATATTGCGTCGTCATTTTCCCTTGTTGCCGAACCGTTAATGCAGTTTTCCTCAATCAAATTCTTACGTGCATTATCTTTTACTTTTGTATATTTGCAGTTTATCTTTCGAAACTCTTCATGTCCCTCCTCTACCAGCATCCTGCAGCACATTGTCCGGCAGTGTCCGGAAATTATGTAATCCTCTCCGTCCCTCTCTTCGATCAGGACATCCTGCATCACTCCGAACAGCAGTATAGAGTTCTTCAATCCCTGCAGTTTCTCCGGCTTGACCCCGTAAAAATTCGCTTTCGATGGGATTAGTTTGAACACGTCTCTGTACACCGTATCACTTGAGTTTTCTTCCTGTATCTGTTTCGGACGTTTCGCAACCATATCGGCAAGGTTAAAAGCCATTACTCCTCACCTCCTGATATGTTCAGCTCTGCAATATACTCTGTTACAAGGTCCTCATAGTCCTTTGCAGCTAAAGATCTCGGTGAGTACTTCGGAATCGGGATTCTCGCGTATGTACACTCTGATACTTTTCTGGAATATCTGATACGTGTTTTTAACATCGGGTATTCTGCTGCCTGGATCAGCTCCAGCCCTTGTCGCTGCGCTTCGTTTCTTCTGTCGTATTTCGTGATAAAGATCCAATAATTCTCAAGATCTTCGTTCAGGTCCTCTCGCGTATGCCGGATCTGATTGACAAGCTCCGGTAGTCCCTCTCCGGTGTTGTCGTCGATTTCGACAGGAATCAATACATCATTGCACGCTGTCAGCGCATTGATCGTGGAGATATTAATATCCGGTGCGTTGTCAATGATGCAGAAATCATACAGATCCTTGACACATTCGAGTGCGTTCTTGATACGATACTGCTGCGGGCGTGTCTGATCCAGCATGACCGTCTGATTTGCTGTAAGCAGACGCATGTTTGCCGGGAGCACGTCCAGATTCTCAAAATCTGTTTTTTTGATGAGCTTGTGCATCCAGTCTTCCGGATGCCGCGTCGTCATGATTCTGTCAATGCCCTCTCCGTCCTGGGTGCGTCGGTTCAATCCTCTCGATGCGTCCCCCTGCTTATCGTTGTCAAGCAGGAGCACTCTGTATCCCTGGTTTGCAAGGATGTACGCAATGCTGTTTGATGTGATCGTCTTAGCCACTCCGCCTTTTAAATTTATTACTGCGATTGTTCTCATAATCGTTTCCCCTTTTCTTTGTTATTCCCATTCTTCGCCCCGGCTACATCCTTCGTCTTCTTCCAGGAATCCTCCCAGAGTGCCATAAATTCTGCATATGCTTCTTCCTGATTTCAGATGTTGTCTTTGCACGCATTCTTTGCAGAGCGTAATTTTTCTGTACTTCTGCATAAGTTTCCATGCTTCACTGTGGTCAAAAGAATTGATTTTGTCATATTCTGCTTTTATTTTGCTTATGTGCTTACTCATTTCGCACGAACTGCAGAAATAATACTCAAGTGCTTCCTGGCTGGTTGTCTTCTCTCTGTATTGACAGATATTGTCGCAGATGTAAGTCTCCAGGGCTTCAATGTCTGTGTCTATTCCTTCGCTTTCGGTCTTCGTCGGCGCGGCGCATCCATTCAGGTTTTCCTCCTTCTGGTTCGCTTTCAAAGTAAATCCCTCCTTTCCGGTCTTTGTAGTATGTGAATCTGTATCCGGATTTAATGATCTCACCCAGATACTCCATTTCTGCCGGGTTCTGTTCCGGTCTCAGGCTCCATCCCTTTCCCCATATTTCCTCCGGCTTCACGTTTCTTCATTTCCTCCTGTAACCATGCTGAATATGTATGTTTCCCAGTCTGTGAGGATATTGTGATATTGCACTCCTGCAGCTTCTTGCAGGCTGTCTCCCACTCCTGGGCGTTCTTTATCGGTTTTCCTTTTGTGTCCTTGAATCCTGCTGCCATCATGTCGTCAGTTTTCAGAATCCGCGTTGCAACAAATGCGTCTCTTGTATATACGCATACTTCACATTCTTTGTGAAAATGTCCCAGGGCTTTTATAAGGGCTTGCAGGTTCGTCTTGTGATATGTTCCCTCAATGCTTCCGAATCCCTCTCTGGTTATCGGTGTGCCTTTGAATATCGTTTCGATCACATACCCGTATTTACGCTGCATACATTCCTGGGACTGCTTATCTGTCTCCAGATATATGTTTACCTTCATGCCCTTTCCCTCTTTTTCTTTGCTTTCTTCTTTTCCTGTTTCGGCAGTCGAACTGTTCTAATCAGAGTGTAAGATCGGTACTGGTAGCCTGTCAGATCATTCACGCCTTCATGCAGTGAGTCTTTTTCCACCTCCCAGCCCTTCGGCACTCTGACTTTTCCCCATGTTTTCCAGTGTTTATATACTTTTTTCTCTGGCTCCGGAATTGGAAGGTTGCGTGATGCGGAATAGTTTGCCTCTCTCAGTCTCTTGTCCGTCTCCGGTGTCTTCGTTATGTAGTTGGCCAGTTTCTCAAACTCGCCTTTTTGATACAGAAGCTGATTCTGTATCTGTCCGTGTTTCCACGCTTTCGCAAGAATAACGTCCGTGTCAGGAATCCTGTTCACTATGATGTGAATGTGCCAGGCTCCCCTTGTACCGACTTCTATATTCCGCATCCATTTCAGTTCTGCTCCTCTTTTCTTGTATTCCCTTCTGAGTATCTGCAGAAATGCTTTCCAGTCTTCCTTTGCTTCTTCCATGGATTCCGGTCTTTTGTCCTTCTCGTATGATAATCTTGCGAAATAATCATCTACATCAAAATTGTTCCGGATCTTCCACCTTGCCAACCTCTCCCTGTTGTATCGATTCCTCTTTGCCATCTGTTCCGGAGTGGCTTTCTTTTTCTCCTGCCTCTCCTGTCCTGGTGCTCCATACTTTGCTGTGTGATATTCATACACCTCTATGGCATTCCGGAACCTCATTCTTTTACACATGTAACTCATTATCGTATCCCCTGTTTTGAATCCATCTTTAATACTCTTAGCAAGTAAGCAACAGGGGCTTTCGTTCCCCTGCTTTTTCGACTTACTTTCATTTATTTTTCAAGGATCCGGTGTTGCCTTTTTAGTTTACATAATACCTTTGTTATTCTTAACTGATTCGTGCCATGCTTTTGCAGCCGCTTCGCTCATGTTCTTGTTGATTGTACTCTCCTGCACTTCCCAGCCAGTTCCGTTAATAATTTTTCTCGCGCAATCTTTCGCTTCCGGATTCGTTTTTTTAATTGTCTGCGCCAATATCTCCAACGCATTGATTAAGAACGGAAGATCTCCCGCCGGAGCTGGAAAAATAAAATCGGAAATTTCGTTCAGCCACATCTGCTGTCGTATTCCGCATAGTGTTCTTGTTTCTTCTTCTCCTGCTGTTTTGATTTTTTCCATAAATTCTCCGAATCCTTTATAGTCTGTTTTTAACATCTTCAATCCTCCTTGACATTTCCCCGTATTTTCTTTATACTATTTGAAAAGGTTGTTTTTTCTTTTTGCTCTCACGTTGGCGGACGTGAGGGCTTTTTTCATGTCCTGCATCCTCTCCTCAATCCAGATCAGGCCGGAGAGGACGCAGAAAGATACTGCGAATATCAGGATGATTTCCTGCATTCTGCTGTCGATCATCCAGATCGGCAGCATAGAAACCAGGTACCCGGATACCAATGAAATTATTATTTTTCGTTCCATTTCTTATCTCCTTATGTAGTTGTCATAGTTCAAGCTGTTTCCTCTTTTTCTTTTGGCTTTTCCTTCACTTTTACGGTGATCTCAACGCCATGCTTCTTTGAGAGGATCATGGCAAGGGTTTCGTAAAATCTTACCGTATTGAATGTTCCTTGCGTTTCCATCTTCTTCCCCCTCCTAAAACTCAAATTCTACTGCAGGAGCTGTCGGCATTGGTGTATATCCGCCAGCCAGCTCCAGGCGTCTTATTGCTTTGCGTCGGCTTGCTTCGCTGTTGTCCCAGGCATATTCGTATCCATCCGGAGCCGGTCCGCGTTTTGTTTTCCCGTTACAACGATCAGTGATAGCTTGTCGACTCAAAAAATTCTTTTTCGCTGCTTCTCTCGCAGATCTGTAATATTCCACATCCTGTCCGCAACTGTCCAATTTCACGACTATTTTATTTCTGGAACTGTAACCGGTCAGTTTTCCAAGTTCCTGTCTGGGTATGTATGCTATATTGTTTATGTGATTCTCAGACTGCATTCCGTTCTTATGATACGGAACCGCACCGTCAGGAACAGGTCCTAAAAACGTCCTTGCAATCAGGGAGAGAACTATCTCCTCTTTCGCTTTTCCGTCTTTTGTGAGCTTCACAACCAGGCGCTGACTCCCTTTCATTTTTTTGTGATAGGGAGTCATGCTGCGAAACTGTCCGGATTTCAAAGTTCTCCGGATGTTCCCCTCTGTGCTCGCCTGGTATTTGCCGTCATATCCTGGAATATCTTTCCATCTTTCAATCAAGGTCGTCCCTCCCTTATGCCGGCTTTTTCTGAGCCGACATGCTTGCACCCACCTTGACGCCTTTCAGGAATGTATCCATCAGTGTCTGCTTTGTGATGTTTACAGACTGCAGAAACGCTGTCAGTTCTTCGGCTTCGGCTTTGTCTTCCATGCTTAACATTACTTCCATATTCTTCTGTGACATATCTTTCGCCCCTTTCTGGCTTACCTCATCAGTGAACACGTTGCCATCGTGTCCAGACGGTCATTGTTGACCGTTTCGGCTATTCTTCTTTCCATTGGTATGATGTACATGCTATACACTGTTTACACTTTTCCAGTGGTTCATCTGATACTTCACCTCCGAATCCCATGCAGGTTCCATCGCTGTCTCTTCCTGCACTTCCAATCTTTTGCTGTATGCTGCATGTCTGGATCCGCTTCTCTATCCTGCACTCTTTACAGATGATTTTCTTTCCAACTGTGCATCCTTTCTTTCTCGCATACTTAGCAGCCCATGCCCTGCTAACTCCGTCATTATTGGATGTCCAGCCCATAACCCATTTGCCGCAAATATCGCAATATACATCCGTATCTACCTTTCTTGTGATTGCCATTTATGTTGTGCTCCTCCGTTTCGGCTTGTACTTTTCTTTCTTCTCTCCTATACTTTAGCTATCAGTCTGTACCAGAGACTGAAAACTAAAGAAAGGAGACCACTACATGAGCGAAAAAGAAATTGCAATTCATAATATTGCTCTGCTTTACAGTATTCATAAGGAACTGCACCCTGATGATACTGAAATGACTCTTGAAATGATCGCTGCTAACTACAGCAGAACTGTTTCAGAAGTCAAGGAGATTCTTCTGTAATCTCGCAAATAGCGAATGGTTTCAGCTTTCTGATCCGTTCGCTATTTTGTTTTATCGCAGATTCTAAATACTTCGGAAGTAACTCAGCTTCTCCCTGAGTCCATCCGCACTCCTGCATTTCTTTTAAAATCTGCCTTGCTGTTCGTTGGATCATAAATTCGTCTATTCCTCCAACTCTTCGCCTGGGTCTCTCCAACGTTCCGCATCCCCTTTCTTTTGTTCGTTCTAAAAACATGATAGTTGTTTAAAAGAATTTTGTCAAGTCATTTTTGTTCGTTTAAAAAACTTTTTCCGTTGACATTCCGTTTTTTCAGTGCTATGCTATTTTTATAATAAAAAGGAGGTGAACACATGACTCGCGGTGAACGTGTTAGAATAGCACGTAAAACTCTCGGTCTCACACTTGAAAAGTTCGGCGCCAAAATTGGTCTGAAAAAGAGTTCTCTCAGTCAAGTTGAAACCGGCGTTAATGATCTTACAGAATCAAATATAAAAGCTATTTGTCGTGAATTTAATATTGATGAAAAATGGCTCAGAGATGGCGTTGGCTCCATGTTTATAGAGTCAGAGACATTCAGTCTTGATGAATTTGCTGCGCAGCATAATGCGACAGATCTTGAAAAGGAAATCATTAAGACTTATTTTGAAATCGATCCAGCGATCCGGAGACAGATCCTAAATCACTTTAAAGAGAATCTTATGGGTGCTGGTGGTGCTCCAGACAGCCCAGAAGAATTAGAAATTATGCACCCACCTGTTACAGGTGATGAAAAAACAAATGCTGGATAATAAAACACCCAGCTGCAACTAACTATTTATTTAAGTATTATGATTTGAGTTCCCCCATTAAAGTCAAGATTAATATATATAGTATTGTTGCTGTGATAATACAAAGCGTATATTTTGCAGTTGCCGTAATGTATGTATTTTCTTTTCACCATTGTTTCCACACCTTCCCGTTAGTAAGTAACAGCTGGGTGCAAGAAACATTATAAGAGGGAAACTCATCATAATACTACCGGTAAGTTTTTCCAATCAAGGAGGTATAAATGATGGGTCTTTTTAATAATAGTGGTGAAACCAAAGAAGAAAAGAAAGCCCGTAAGCAGGCAGAAGCCGAGGCAAAACAGGCAGAAAAGGATCTTGCAGCTCTCCGTAAATTCGGAATGGAAAATTTAAAAGATCCTAATGATATTGAATCTGTCAAAAGTATTCTTAATGAACTAAGTGGTACCGGTCTTACAGAGCTTGGAATCTCTTTGGGTGCCGGAAGTGATCGTGATATTCAGAAAAATATTATGAACTATCAGCGTGCAGTCCTTGAACAGAATTTTATTATCATTCGTCAGCTTGACAGAATCGCTAAATTACTGTCCGACAAATAATTATCTAGGGGTGGAACGAACATGAACAAGAAAAAGAAATTATTGTCTTTGATTCTTTCTATGGTTATGATATTGTCTCTCTTTACAGTTCCCGTTCAGGCAGCAACCAAAAAGGTCGCAAATCAAACCAAATCTATTACTATGGTTGTGAACCAAAAGAAAGCCATTAAAGCTCCGGTTAAAATGACTTACAAAAGTAGCAATCCCAAAATTGCTACCGTAAGCTCCAAAGGAGTTATCACTGCCAAGTCAAAAGGTTCTGTTGTTGTTACAGGCAAATATAAATCTGTAAAATGGACTTACAAAATCAAAGTAATTGCAAAGAAGGCTCCTCTAGGAACCTATGTATGGATCTGCGATACAGGAAAAAAATATCATCTCAGTAAAGACTGCAGTAAAATGAATAATCCGTACAGAGTGACGATCAGTGAAGCCAAAGCGCGCGGATATGATGCGTGCAAGAAATGTTATAGATAAATAAAAATCGCCCCAGTGTTGGCGCACCAGGACGACTTCGAGAAAACTCTGCAGCTATCATTTGATGCTACAATTCTTTTCCAGACAATTAGAATTATAGCACGAACTGATACGCCTGCATAGGTGTATTTTTTATATCCATTTTTAAGGAGTGATACTATGAGTATAACAAATGTTGCTATATATGTACGTGTCTCCACAGACCGACAGGCGAAAAAGGGAGACAGTATTGATGAACAGCTCTCTACCTGCAAAGCCTATATTGCATCCAAAGAAAACATGGTTCTGGCCGGAACCTATATTGATGATGGAATCTCCGGCAGGAAAATCAAACGTGGAGATTTTGAGCAGTTGCTTGATGATGTCCGGCTCGGACGCGTGAATCTGATTATTTTTACTAAACTCGACCGCTGGTTCCGCAGCCTGCGACACTATCTGAATACGCAGGCGGTTCTCGAAGCGAATCATTGTGACTGGCTCGCTGTCGATCAGCCGTACTTTGATACGACCACACCGCATGGCCGGGCTTTCGTCGCACAGTCTATGACCTTTGCAGAGCTGGAAGCAGAGAACGATTCTGTCCGGATCCGGGATGTGTTTGACTATAAATACCGGCAGGGTGAAGTTCTGGCCGGAAAAGCACCTCTCGGATTTTCCATTGAAAACAAACATCTTGTACCTAATCAGGACGCTGAAAAGGTGCTGCATATCTTCCAGTTTTATGCTGCTTGCAATTCCCTGAACCAGACAATCACGCATCTGGAATCTGATATGGGTATCGTTATGACTCAAAGCAATCTCAAAACTGCAATCTTAAAAAATAAAAAATATATTGGTGTGTTCCGTGATAACGATCATTATTGTCCTGCCATCATTCCATTGGATCTGTTTGAGCGTGTACAGGAGCTGCTTGCTATTAATGTCAAAATCAGCCAGAAATATAACTATATATTTAGTGGTTTACTCCGCTGCGCTCACTGCGGTCATTCATTTTCTGGTGCTACACGAAAAATAAAGAAAAAGGCTGGTGGCTTTTACAAATATCCTCTCTACAAATGTCATGGCGCCTATCCAAGCAAGCGTTGCAGCAATCGCAAAGTTATATTCGAATCATGTATAGAAAGGTACCTGATTGCAAATATCAAGCCTCTCCTGCAGGAGCATATTGCAGAATATGAAATTACAAGTGCTAAAGTGATTGATTATGATTCCCGGAGATCAGCACTCCTGAGAAAAATTGATAAGTTGAAAGATCTGTACATAAATGACATAATTACTATGGATGAACTAAAAAGAGATAAAGAGAAATATATAAAAGAATTGGAGAATCTCCCACGTAACCAGGAGCAGAAAGATCTGGCTCCAATCCGGAAGCTCTTAAAGATGGATCTGGAATCTATATATCAGACATTGGAACCAGCCGAACGCCGTCAGCTCTGGAGATCAGTCATTAAAGAAATCCAGATTGACGATCACAAGAATTTAAAGGTCATTTTTTTATGACCTTTTTGTAGTAGTAACTGATAGTAACCTGTTCTTTATTTGGATAGATCCTTATTTTTACTGCCCGGTTTATCTTTCTCACC